TTGTGCTGGTTGGCGTAAGATCCGTCCTTACGCACACGCCAATAGCCGTCCTTACGGTTGGTGTGTGGCGTGCTGTGCGTGTTGTAGTCGTAGCGCGTGGGCACTCTACGGTTCTCGGCGACAGCAGTCTCCGCCCGTTTGAAACCTCGATTTGGTCTGTTCTCGCGTTTTTCGTCCAGGATGGTCACGCGGACCATGCTTGTTTGTTTCGACTTAGTGTGTCGATATGGGATACACTGACACGGTGGACTGTACATCGTTAGAAATGCTATTACGCGTCGCACACGTCCGTGCAGTCTCTTGGCATTTTGGTTAGCACTGAAATTTTGCAGGCCGGGGTGGCCACAGTTTTGGACATCTAATCTAACGACCCCATGGCGGCCCCGATCTCGCTGTCGAGGACGCCACCTTCTCCGTTCGCAGGTTCCGCCCATGTGGGCACCAGCTGGAGCAAATGCTCTTCAACAGCTAGCTGGACGGATGGCGGTATTCCATACGCGCGCATGAATGAGATTCGGCACTCATCAGTGATTGGACCCGAGCCATCCATTCCGCGCGCGAGGTGCTTGAAACCAGTTTCCGTCGAGTCCTGGTCTACCGCCCCTCCTGCTCCCCTACTTAGCATTGTGTAAAACGGGCCCCAGATGGGCACGTTCCCGGCCAAGGCTCGGCCGCCAACCCCCACACTATTTCGGAGGGTGTTCCACTCTGCCTCGTTACGGATAGGTTTTAAAGAGCACAAATCCTTATCCATCGCTGTCCGCGGATCCCGAACCATAGTCCAGCCGTTGCACGTTTCAACGGGCTGGGTTTGGCAGAAAGAAATCCTCTCAAATCGATCCACCGCTGGCTCGGCAGCAAGGGGCATGCACAACGTCTCAAACACCTGAAGGACCACCGCGCGTACTGCGGGCTCGTCACCGGCATTGCAGAAAATGATACAGTCATCACCATTGTTGGCGATGTTAAAGTCAAGTCCGCTCCGGGCTCGAGCCGCGTACAGCGCAGCGCAGACCAACAAGCAGTTCCCGAGGGAAGTGTTCATGTCTCCACTGCAGCGGCAACCGTCGACGGTGTAGAAAACTTCACCATCGGGGCACCGCCCAAATCCGCGATTCTGTAACTGCGATTTCAATAGATCGCGCAATCGCCTTGACCGGAAATACAGATCGTAAATCCGGTGCTCCCACTTTAGTAGCGTCGTGGACACGTGTTGGTCAAATCGGTGGACATCAATACCGAAAGCAATGGGTGATGAGTACATCTCCCATTTTTCACGCATTAGTCGTCCCGATTCACCCGCGTTCACGCCCTTGAAAACTACAGTGTGACCCCACATATCCGCCAATGACCGGTAGATAAGTGGCTCCAGGCGCGATAGGTATCGCCCCACCGCAACGTTGAATGCTGGTCCGCGTGGCTGAATGACCCTCGGATCGGGGTCGGGCTTGTTGGTTAGGTTAAGCTTTTCTGCCTTCACGAATGTAGACAAATAGGCATCACTTTTCCGCAAGCCGCGAGTCTTAAGTACTTGACCGGCCCGCTCGTACACTGCCCGCTTCCGACGCCGAGACTCAACGAACTGGTCGATGGTCCACGGCGTGAGAAACACAGACAGCTTCTTGAACTTTTGCTCAGCTTCTCTCATGATCTCAAAAACAACCTCAAGCGGGGCAACGGCAGGCTGACTAAGCTCACCCCCCACTTGGTACTTACTAACAAACACACGCGTCAGCAACCCACTGCGTAGCGTGTCGACTGAAGTATCGTGAACACCGAATTTGGTCTTGAATTCGGAGTTAATGAACCGATACAGCCGCCGTTGCGGCCGGCGCTTTCGCCAGCCTCTGGCCAGCTCTAGATGCCTACGAGCCGTGTCCACATGCGCTTCAAGCGCTTCATCACGTGGTCCACAGCCTCTTGCATCCCAGAAAACTGGCTGGCGAGAAAATCCCGGAAGGTGAGTGGTCCGTCCTCCAACACACCCCGGCGATCGTTGTACGTACGGCTGCGATACATGTCCGCAATGTCCATGTCCGCTTCTGTGCCGGTGAAGTACATGGCCACGGCATACATGATATGGTTGCTCTTGTGGAGCGAACGCATACCGTGCCAAATTTGGCCCTCCTTCGTAAGCTCGCGAACCCTGTCGCGAGCCACCTCGTACGCTGCCTTCTTCTCGAGTGCGGTGTCCCGGGTCGGCGGCCCCAGCTTAAAGTGTATCTGCTGGGCCAACTCCGTGGTGACTTCCGCGAAGGCGTAGTTGTGCACAAACGGCACACGGTCGGGGAGTGCTTCGACACGTTCTTCGTGTCGGCTCTCGTGGTTGGCGGCGACAAGCTCTCCAACTAGCTTATTGCGTCGCTCGTAATTCCACCACCGGCGGGCAAGTACCCAAGCACCTACGGCTATTGCGCCGTAAAGGGCCACCTTGTTAGGGCGGACCCGGATCG